CTGCAACTCGCTGGCGTCACTTCTTTTTGCGTGAAAATAACGTGATAATTGCGGCAATCTCTTCTTCCCGAGCTGCCAGGTGACGGCGGTGATGCACCATGATTTCTTCGGCCTCGTGCCTTTCAATAACGCCATCTTCAAGCGCCTGTTCGATAATCTGATCAACCTGCCCCCTGGCGGCAGAGGTACGCATTGCCCGGCTGAACAAGTCCACGCGATCCAGCTCTTCCAGGTGCGGAACATCCACCAGCAGAGCACCACGGCGGCGAGCGAAGTAATCAGCCAGTAATGATGTATTGGAAATGTCCTCCATCGCTTCCAGCTCGCTGACTTCGAAGAAACGACAACCATTTTTCTCATAAAGGTTGTTATTGAACTGCGTTAAGGTCATGCCTAGCGCGCCAGCCATAGCCTCACGTCCACCATGCATGGACTTACACATAGCCTTGACTACATCTTTCAAACTTTGCTTTTGTTCTACCATGTTGATAACCCTTCGCTTAAAATCACTTTCTTAGCCCACGGAACAGCCGGTGTATTAAATGAATAACCCTTTGTCTAAATTGACTCTGGACTACTGGTACAAAGTTTTGATTGTCGCTGGTGCATTCGTTTTTCTGCTGAACGGTACTGGAGTTCTTTCTGCATATCCTCCTGGCCCTACAGCACTGGTTTCCCTTGGCGTCTTTTTTTGGGGCATTGGTGAGTGGATTAACCACCCCTACCAGGAAATGCTCCAGTACGACGACCTCGGTCGGGTTACAGCAACCATTTCTGGTTACCCGAGAAACCCCAAGCGAATCGGAGTCGTGTTCGATATCCTTGCCTTTGTTCTCATCGCTATAGGTGTCTGGAAGTTTTTCTGATAAGGTCCACCCGATCAGAGTCACTACTCGATTCATTTCATCCAGTCTTACCGTTTCAGGGTTGAGCGCTTGCAACCGCTTTATCACCTCTGATTCAATTTTTTTTGTCACACCTACCCCTTTAAAATTCGATTTGTAGTTACTTTCAAGCAGCCGAATCTGTAGCCTTTTGATAAAGCTCAGGTCGAAAAACAAGCTGCCCATTAGTACGATATGCAGCTTCTGCAGCGCGACCTTTTGGGATCAGACTTCCCGGGCGTTTTCGCCATTGATAAAAAGCCTCAGGAGAAACACCGAAGAAGTCTGCTGCCTTGTTGGGGGTTCCGAAGAACGTTTCTAACTCTGTTGTTGTCATACACCCTCCTAAATTTATTTAGATATTAAGACCAAAGCAAATTTAGGTCAAATAAAGCTAAGATAATTTAGTTTTCATAACATGGCGAACCACAGTGAGCACATTTGGAAGTCGTTTAAAATCATTAAGAAAGGATCGTAAGCTTACCCAGAAGCAACTGGGTAAAGTTGTTGGAGTGACAGATGTCACCATTGGATACTGGGAGAAAGACCAAAACATACCCGGAGGAGTCTCGCTGACAAAATTAGCTCGGTATTTTGGTGTTTCTGAGGACTTTCTCCTCACCGGTAAAGAGGAACTCTCCAATGTAGCGCCTGGCAACTTAGGCGCTATGCAGATCCCTATCATAAGTTGGGTTCAAGCGGGAACTTGGACATCTGAAAGTGATGCTCGAAATTTAGAGGGTGCCGTGGATTACATTTTAACAAACGGCGCTCATTCGTTTGGTACCTTCGCTCTTAAGGTACGTGGAAAATCTATGGAGCCAGAGTTCAAAGAGGGAGACACTATCATTGTGGATCCTGACTTGTGTCCAGGTCCTGGGGACTATGTTGTAGCCAAAAACGGTAGTGAATACGCCACTTTTAAAAAATACCGCGCAAGGGGTGTCAATGAAAATGGTGAAGAGGTTTTCGAATTGGTCCCGTTAAACCCTGATTTTGCTGCTTTAAACTCTGCTGTTGAAAAAATTTCCATCATCGGTGTCGTTGTCGAACACCGCCGCCAGATGCGCCGCTAATCCTTTCCTCTACTCTACTGATGGTGAAAACTAAGAATATTTAGTTTATTCACCTTGACCAAAAAACTAAATTATTTTAGATTTCTTTCAACGGACGCGAAAAGTCGTGACTCCTCGGAAGAGACGAGTCCACAACCAAAAGAGCGCTGGCATGCAAAAAAAATCTCGCAGCCGTTGCGGTACCAAAAGCCAGGATGGAACGGCAGAACGCGGTAGTGCTCTTTTTGTTGTGTGGAGAACTAACGTGCCGCCATTGCAGTGGCGGCTACCCCATCAGCAAGAAATTTTAACCAGCTATTCACCCACTCTCATGGGTTGGGTTGCTGCACCCTAAATTTACGCGTTGCAGCGCGTCAGATGGAGAACAAAAGATGGCTAAGACAGCAAATCAACTGATTAAACAGGCGTACGAAATAGCCAAGACTATGCCACCAGAACAGGCAGCAATCATCAAGGAACTGGCTACCGTCCTCGATGTTTCGAATGTAGCTCTGCGCCAGACGCGCACCGAACGTGACGCCCTTCTCGCAGAGGTCAAATCCTGGGCGAAAGAGTGTGATCGTATTACTGAGCGATATACCAAGAAGCGCATAAATCTGCATGTCCTCGAAGCAATGCGCGATTTGAAAGCAATTTGCCCCACCAGCTTCCGTAACGTGGAGGCTCTCTGATGGCTAAAGACTCAAAGCTGGTATATGGCGCGAGTGGCAAAACGAACGTTTTAACGTTCGAACCTGAAAGCCTGTATCTGGTTACCGACAAAACTCACCCGCTTTACGATGAACGGGTCCACCTTCCTATCGACGAAGGGATGGTTCTGAACATCAAAGAGCTGGGTGTACTGGAACCTATCATCGTCTGGAAAGACCCTGAAACGGGGCTCACCTGCGTAGTTGTAGGCCGTCAGCGCGTAAAACATACCCTGGAGGCAAATAAGCTTCTTTTGAAAGAGGGCAAAGCCCCACTGCTTGTTCCTGGGGTCGTTAAGCGCGGATCAGCAAATCAGATGGCTAAATACATGGTAAGCGAAAACGAAATTCGCCGACCTGATACGCCGCTTGGCCGGGCTAAAAAAATGTCAGATGCGCTCGACCGCGGGCTCGATGAGGACGACATTGCTGTGTTGTTTGGCTGCAGCGTTCAGACCGTTCGAGCAACGCTCTCCCTCCTCGATGCTACTCAGGCCGTCAGGGAAGCGGTGGAGGCTGGCACAGTCACCGTTACCCAGGCGCGTCAGCTGGCATCGCTTAAACCCGAAGAGCAGCGGGAGAAGGTCTCTGAAATCGAAGCGGCAACTGCTGGCACAACCGGCCATGAAAAAGCCCGGCGTCAGCGTCAGATCCTCGGCGAGGCAAAGCCGCGCCTGAAAACCCGCAAAGAAATCATCAAAGCCCTGGAATCAGCCGAGGGTGAGTATGCAAGCGCACTTCGTTGGGTGCTTGGGGAGGCGCAATGAATTTTGAACCTGAGAATTACAGCAAATACACCCTGCGTCGGTTCGCCGCCCTGTTAGATGTGATCTGCTGGGTGCTGATTGCCGTAGTAACCGTTGGTATCTGCATGTTTATTGAATGGTGGGCAGCATGAACATCTCAACAGTAAACGAGCTCATCGCTTCCCTGGAGACCGCAGGCGAGCTGTCGATCAGAGAGCAGAAGTTCCTGAAGCTGGCGAAAGCGTTTAAGCAGCTGGCTGCGGAGAATGTGCAAATCAAAGCTATGAACGATTGCCTATCTGAGGAATTGCGTGGTTATGAGTCTGATAGCGCGTTTGAGGGGCCGAAGATGCATCTGCTGTGGTGGCAGGTCGAAACCCCCGCCACCGATCGCATCGTAGCCGCTCAGCGCTCAGCATTCGTTGATGAAGCTGTCTCGAAGATTACTGAATCAGGAGCGCTTACCCTCGGTGATTGCATTGTGGCTTTGTGCCAGCTGCGTGAGGGAGCATCAGAATGACAAACCGAATCCCTAACTTCGGCTGGAACCGCCTGAAACTGGCAACGCTCACCTATGAGCAACTCGCTCAACTGGAAGAGCAAGTGAAGGCCGAGCATGCCTGCAAAAACGGCATTCACCTATTCGACAAAGCCGGCCAGCGCAAACTCGACGCTCTGAGCTGGGCCGTATACAACATGCAGAAGGCGGAGCGTGCAGCATGACAACTGATATCACCGAACTGGCGCAGAGCCTGAAAGCGGCGGCAGAGAAAGCGAGTAACGGCGACTGGGTTAAAGAATCTGGCGACGGCTGGGAAGCGTGTTGTAGCGCAAATGACCAGGCCAACGGCGGATTCATCATCGCGCACTTCGTAGGTCCAGATGCAGCGGAGAACCGCGAGTTCGTCCAGGCCGCTAACCCTGCCAACGTTCTCGCGCTGGTAGAGGCGCTGGAGTATTACAAGTCACGTGAAGAGCGCGTGACAAGTCTGGTGCGCGACAACTCAAAAAGTTGGGATGAGCTGTATCGACAGGTTGAGGCCAAAGGAAAACGAAACGTTGAGCTGGTAGAGGCACTGGAATCAGAGAAACGTATTTGCGCAACGTGGAGAAAAACAGCTGAGGCTAACAGCGAAAAGCTGGAGAAGGCGCAGCAGCAAATGACTGAAAGCGAAAATCGCGTTCGCAAGCAGAATCGCCACATCTGTGAGCTGTTCGACGATAACACAGCACTGCGCCAGCGCATCGCCGGGCTGGAGGCCCGCACCGTGAAGCTGCCAGACTTACGGCAGATTGTATCTGGGGACAGATATGTCTGGTCTGATGGCGTTTATAACTACAGCCAAGACGTAAAGGTAGCGCTGGCCGCCGCTGGCATTAAGGTGGAGACTGAGTGATGGGAATAACCGAAGGATTTTGCGCCGATTTGTATTGCGACTGTGAAGGTTGCCAGTCAGGGAAAATCTATCCGCAGGGGCAGGCTGATTTTATTGGCCGGAATATGACCGACATTTCTCAGCAGGCGCGCAAAGCTGGCTGGCGCATAAGCAAAGACCGCCAGCGCTGCTATGCGCCGGGCCACAAAATTTCACGGGGAGCCAACCAATGACCAAATCAGCCATAACCAGAGAGCGCCTGGAAAAAATTAACTCATGGCGTGAAACCTATGGCGCCGGAAGCAACGTAATGCTGCCAGCTGAGGAGGCCGAGGAGCTGGCTCGTATAGCGCTGGCCGCAATGGACAGCGAGCCGGTGGCAGAAGTTTTATCTAACCGCCCAGGCAATGACACGTCGACAATCGACAGGGCGCTTCCTGTCGGCACTCAGCTTTATCGCCACGCGCAGCAGCCGGTAGTGCCGCCAGAGCAGCACTGGGAGGAGTTGTGCGGTCAGCACCCTGATATGAGCATTGGTGATGCAGTTATCCGGGCTGCGTGGTGGAATCACTGCCGCGCCGCCATGCTGCAAGCTTCTCCTGTTTGCACATGCCCCAGCGGCGATGGTTCGCTGCGCTGGCCTTGTCCGGTGCATCCTGGCAACTCTCCGGCGCAATCCGATTGTTGCCCGGTGCAAAACAGCGTCTCTCCGGCGCAAGGCGGCAACTCTCTGGTAATTCCTGATGAGATGACATCAGAGCAGGCATATGAAATAGGATATTACTATGGAGACCCAGTAGACGTGTTTGCGCGTGGAGCTAACTGGATGCGCCAGCATATCATCGACTCCACATTAGCAGCCGCCCCGCAACTACCCGACAGTGACCCCGCCACCGTGCCGGGTAAATGGATTCCGGTAAGCGAGCGGATGCCGGAAGATGAGCAGGAGGTGAAGTGATGGACTGGCCTACGGCATTCAGCATCGTCGGCTGTGCGTTCGCCATTGCCTGGCTGTTTCGGAGTTAGCGACATGAAAAGAGAATTTGAATTATGGCGCCACTGTCGTGGCCTGATTGTGGTATGAGGTGAAGATGAACACGATGTTTTTGTTAATGGCCGAATACGGGTCTGCTACGGTTCCGCTCAGCCAGGTATGTGAAAAGTATTTTGGGCTGAAACCGGCAACAGCGGAAAAACGCGCTGCGATGGGCGAGATCCCCATTCCAACGTTCCGAGCCGCAGAAAGCCAAAAAGCACCGCGCATGATCCACATCCAGGACCTTGCGAATCACATTGATGCGCAGCTGAAGAAAGGCCGGGACCTCCTGGAAAAGATGAAAAGCGATCATTAGTGACACTGTAACTTCAATTCCGGATGCTGTACATTATGTAGCATCCGGTTTTATTTTTGCATCACTCGGCCCCCCAATAGAACCCCAAAACAACACATCTTATTGTTTTAATTATTTATTCACTTCATGTTCAACTGGAGCAACATGGGCAAGTTTATGGCCGTCGGGCTGACGGATCTGCTGGAGAGTTCAGGCATGAACGGTGTTCCGGCGTTTGTCGGTCTTGCGCTGCTGTCGGCTTTTCTGTGTATGTTTATCGCCAGCGGCTCGGCCATCTGGTCGATTCTGGCGCCGATCTTCGTGCCAATGTTTATGCTGTTGGGCTTTCACCCGGCGTTTGCGCAGATCCTGTTTCGTATCGCTGATTCATCGGTGCTGCCGCTGGCGCCGGTGTCACCGTTTGTGCCGTTGTTTCTCGGCTTTCTACAGCGCTACCGGCCGGATGCCCGCCTCGGCACCTACTACTCGCTGGTGCTCCCTTACCCGCTGATTTTTCTCGCCGTCTGGCTGCTGTTGCTGGTGGGCTGGTATCTGGTGGGACTGCCGATCGGCCCTGGCATCTATCCGCGGCTGTCTTAACCCACCGATGCGCCAGGGACGGCCGCCTTAGCTTAACGCGATATCTTCACTTTGAACTTACGGGTCGCTTCCCCGGCTCCGGCGAATATGCCGAAAAGCGCGCGATACCCTCGCTCAAGCAACAGCGACATACCGTGAATAACCAGACCGCTGAAGATCAGTACGATTACGCCAGTCAGTATATATTGCATAGCTCCACCTCTGAGTTATTAACCGCGCCGCGCCGACGCGGTAGCACTTTCCCGAGCGAGCACAGCGGCGCGGAGGACCGACGTCGTCAGCTTAAAAGTAGCAAAAACCCTGTCCGGTAACCCGCCAGGATCGATCCAAAAATAAATCATCGTGGCGATCGCAGAATGCCTCCACGGCGGATAGCCCGCCGTGCTATCTGGCGATGCGGTTTTACCTTTTGGGAGTATAGTTGACTGCCGTCAGCGCGTGGTATCGTGTGCCTCTCATGTACGATGGTGGATGACAGAAACGATGTTGACCTTGCTGCAGGATAAAATGGATACCCCGCTGGGGCCGTTGTGGGTGCTTTGCGACGAACAGTTTAATTTGCGCGCCGTCGAGTGGGACGAGCACCGCGATCGGATGGAAACGCTGCTCGACGTTCACTATCGCCGG